AATGGATGCCTTGTGTGCTTTGCCTTAATTATAAAGTTATTTATTGTCTAGCCTAGTTTTAGTTATCAGATAGTTTAAAAACAATATTACGTTCTGTTGCGTCTTTGGTTCTAAATGCTTGATTATTTATTGGTGCTGTTTCATTTAATCCTGTGATAATAGGCACAAGATCAAAATCATCTGTAAGAGTTTGTTCTGTTACAGCACCTTCGTAGTCATGTTCAAACGTAAATTCCCAATATCTCTGCTTGCCTGTGATAGCACTACCAAATCCAAACTCTGATACATCACCCACATGTGTTTCACATTTCAATGGTTCAGCATTTACTCTAAGTCCAACTGTCTGCAACATGGTGAGATAATTTGCCTGCTGGTTGCGAGCAAGTTTATCATCTTCTTTGCGAGCGTTGGTTTCTGTAATATCCACAACAGTGATCAGGGTGACTCTCATGACAGTATTTAACGGTCATAAAAAAAGCGCCACTGTAAAAGTGGCGCTTTCTTCTAGTATAAAAACTATTCTTACATACCGAATAGGTCTGCTTGCTTAGTAACAGTAGTTGTACCTGTTGCACCGCCGTCTGTGTAAACGCCGCTTGCTACTGAACCAGCTGCACCAGCTGCGTCAAAATGACGACCAATGTCAGTTGCGATTGAGTCAATGCTTGTTGAATGACCGTCTGCAACTAAAATTGCTTCACGACCGTTTGCGTCCCACTGGAAAATGTGTACTGGTGCACCCATTGTTTCCATTACTTGCTGTACGCCTGCTGCGTCTAAGTCTGTTGTACGACCTGTGTTTGAAAGCACAACTTTGTACACAGCCATTTGGTTAGTTTGTACAACTGTGTTAAGTGCTGTTGCACTTGGGTTTGTACGTGTTACATCACGTGTGATACTTGAAATTGCCATTTTTTTCTCCTTTTATCTTAAATAGCACACTACGCTCAGTAGTGTTTGTATAATATTATTTAGTCGATATAGGAAAAATAGCTACTTTAAGGTCTTTTTTGCCCGATTTTGGATAGATCTGAACATAGATATGTAACTCGGGCCGGCTCTTACCACATCATCCAGTGCTTTAATCGCTGGTAGGTATGCTTTTACCATTTGACTTGGAATAGGTTTACCTGCGGCTGCAAGTTCTAAAAATGCTTTGACTAACATTATGTTCTCTGTGCCAACGAGATATCTATAAAACACATAGTCTCTACTTGCCGCACTAATATCTGGTTTGCTGAGTACAGGTTCATTGTCTGCTACCCAGTTGCTTTCTAGATCTTTGATTACAACAAATTTTTCAAAATCATCTATTATGTCACTGCTTCTAAGTTTAGCTCTCGCTGCATAGATAAGTTTTGTTGCGTATATTTTTTTCTTTTCTATATTCAAACTATTCCAATCACTGATGTTTCTACGGATAGTTTTATAATCTGTGTTTGAAATCTTTAGGATGTTTTCTAGTTTGACAAAAAATTGAGTAGTACCGCTTGGTCTAGTTCCACTGCTGAGATTCTGCAGATAAGCATTTAAGTATTGCAAAGGAAGAGAAGTGTTTGCTCTACTACGTTTTGCTGCTCCTGGGTCTTTTAGCTTTCCAATCGCTCTTTCATCACCGTTGACAAAGTAAACAAAGTTGTATAGGTCAGTGCCACTTATTTTAAATCGCTGATAATCGTTGTCTTTGCTTTTTCTACAGTAATCTCTTACAACAGATGTAGCCAAGGGTACTTGGCTCATAAGATCAAGAACTAACAAAGTTAGATACAAACGCTCACAACAATCAGCATAGGTCAACACCTTCATGTTGTTGTCATTGCGTGTCATACGTGCTTCTTCTAGTTCTTGTAAAAATTGCATTACATTCTGCTCTTGTTTTGTAAGGCCATTTTAGTTGTATCACTCATGTAATTTTGCACATACATTTGTTGCATACTTTTACCATCATTAGCATCTAAGAATGGTGTTAATCCTGTCTTGCTAGTGATGTCTCTTGAAAACTTTTCTTTTTCTTGTCTATCAGTTCCATTCACTGTTTCGCGCTTCAACAAACGCATCAAAGATGCCGCTTGATCTGCTGTTATTTTAATTTCCGAACCATCTCTAGTTTTGACACTATCTAGTGGATTAGGATTGCCTCTGCTGTCTAGTACCTTCCCTAGTTGATCAACTATGCTGAAACCGTCTTTTGCCGGATCATAATCGTCATCTTTGTCTAATTCACTGCCTAGTCCTTTGAGTCCTAGATCAGCAAAATCACTTTCATTTACAAGATCTTTAATTTTCATTTTCTCTTCCTTATCGTTGTACAGCTCTATTGGCTGCTGTAAAACCAGCTCTGTTTACAAGTTTAATATCGCCTTCAGGATGAGCTAGTACATATCCTTCGCCGCCTTCAATGTCGCCAATGTTAGCTTTTACATCAGCATCATGTGAATCTAATTGATTGATTATATTATTTTTTACTTCTCTAATCTTATTCATTACTTCCCACATAGCATCAAATCCCTGTTGATTCTGTGAAATATAATCTACTATCCTTTGTTGCATAGGCTTACTAACTTTACTTGTTGCAAGCCAACTAGTGAAATCTTTGCCTAAATTTTCTAAACCTGTGTCAACTTTTGAATTTGTGTATGTATAAAATATTTGCGGTAAGCCTTTTAATTTTAAACCTGTAAGTGTTTCTGTATTTAAAAATTTATCTATTGCTGTCGCGTCTTTGTTTATGATAGTTCTTAGTTCTTTGATATTGTCATCTTCTACTTGAGGCGCTCTTTCTACTGTGACAGGCGGCACAACAAAAACTTCGTTTCCTTCAAATATGTCTGCTATACCTGGTGGTAATGGTTTCTCATTGCCTTCTTCGTCAACCAATCTATGTATAACTACACCAGTTTTGCTTTGTGCAATACGCTGTCCAATCGGACTGTCTGTATCTACTCTGTAAGTAACAATGTTTGGTGTAAACACAAATTTATTATCTTGTACAGGCGGTGTGTTGTAGTATAACAAGTCGCCTTTGAAATAACCTATAAAATCTTTTGGAACCGCTTTTTCATATTCATCATAGATGTCTGCCATGTTACCTACGAAGACTTTGTAGTTTGCCGCTTTCTCTGGATCTGGATTGTTTGCACCGGGGCGGGCCATAAGCATTGCCTCCAAATCTTTTGCTGACTTTGCTTTGCCGTCATATCCTTTTGCTCCAAATCCTGATTTGTCTGTGAGTACAAACTCTCCATCTGCATTGCGGCCAAAAATGATTGCGGGAGATCCATCCCATTTGATCGTGACATCTGTATGTCCTCCTTGCTCAAGATTTTTTAGACTTTGCACAACTCGAACAGCACCAGCTGAACCATCAAATATAACAAAATCTTCTGCGTGTTGAATACGTGCATCTGCTTCAACAAGAGGCTGTTTGTTTATCTGTTTGAACTCGTAAAATCTCATAGCATTCTCACGCTGTTTAGGCTTAGTCCTGCAAGCTCTTTGATGCGAGTAAGTTCTGCACTTTCAGGAAGGCCCTTACCCACCTTTTCCATGTTTTCTAACCACGGAGCAATTAGTTCTTCAAAATTAGGATCACTTTTTACATATGCAATCATGCTTTCTACTGTGTGAGTGTCTGCTTCTCTTGCTCCTGGTCCAAGTAATAGCTCTGCAATTTCATCCCAGTCATCTGCAACTACAGCATCTCCATTGTTAGGATCAACTACGCCTTTGGTTGGACTAAATTTATAACCTCTACCTCTTGCAAGACTAGAAAGTAGCACTGCTCTGTCAGCACCTGTGTAGTGTTCTGTGCCTCCACGTTTCGCACCACGTTGTAGATTAGGATTGTCTGTTAGCATAAAATCTGTTTGCACAAATCCATTGTTAGCGTCACCTCTGATTGGTGTGCGAAAATGTATTTGCAGTCCTGCATTAGCAACCCAACCTTGTGTAAAGGTTCTGCCCTTGTTCATAATTTCTAAATCAGGTATGCCCTGTTGTTGGCACCAACTAGATAGTTTTGCAATTATTTCTTCTTTGGGTAACTCTCTTATGTCTACATTAAGATCAATGTCACCTGATGAATTTTCTTCAAATGATCCGTCTAGTTTGTTTTTCTTGCCAGTTGTGCCAAGCATGTCCTCGTCAACAAACTTAAAACCAAATGTAGCATTTAGCCAATCCACTGTTGGCTTTACATCAGCAGTTGCAATCCTTTGTGTGATAGGACCTTTTTCAGTTTTGAAAACATTACCACCTTCATTAAGAATCATCTTCTTGCCTCTGCTTGTTTTCTATAATCTTTTCTATACCACGTTTGAATTTGCGTGGATCTCCACTTTTTATACTGTTAAGAAAGCGTCTTTCTAGTTCACCAGCAGTTGCTGCATCGTAATTTTGATTGATGCTGTTAATAAGATTAATGCTACTGTTAATAATATTATTAGCAGTTGTTTCAATTAATCGATCATTGTCCCTGTTCAAGCCAAGGTTGTTTAGTTCTTCTAAGATACTACGAGTGTGTTTTTTCATTGCACTTTCCTATACAATGTATTTATTGTATCTAAAATAAATATAGATATAGAACGGAGGGCAAAAAT